CTAATGACCTCGGCAATTTTACTAGAGTATTGAGATTGCCATTTCAAGGTGACGAGAAAGACCCCGATAATATTCGTATGAATCGTGGACTTGATGTCCTAAAGAACCTAATAACAGGAGTATAAATGAAACTTGATGAATTATCACTACTAAATATTGGATTTGTTCTGAATGGGAATTACAGTCCTGCTGTATTCAATCCACAGCACTTCCCTGCTCCGTACAATAAGGCCATGCAACTCCTTCAGGATAATCGTGATAGCCTGACAGACAAGAATAGGGCAGATTCACTACTTACTAGTGTATTACGATTAGATGAAATTGAATTAGCACATGAAGTTGCTGCTCGGCAGAATGGATTGGGTGAGGAGGGTGCTTTCAATTGGGCTGGAGCACAAGCGGATGCTTATTTCAGAACCATCAAAGCACAACAACTCAAGCCACTTCTCAAGAATTTAGAAAACAACGAAGAACCTGACCCACTAAAAGTAATTAGTGTATTGACTTCGATGGTTGCAGGTAAGACTACAGGATTAGTTTCTGCTAAAGATATTGATTGGAATACATACAAACCGTACATGAAATGTGGTTATAAACCAATTGATGATGTAATTGGTGGTATTCCTTCGGATGGCCCAATTGTAGTAATCGGAAGTCAGGGAACTGGAAAGAGTTATTGGGCATTTCTAATTGTTTGTTCGTGGTTACTTGAGCATCCTGACCAAAAAGCAGCAATTTATACCCTTGAAATGCCTGCTGACCACTATGTATGGCGTTCAATCAAGATGTATCCAGAGTTCAAGCCTTTGCTGGATACTGGTAGACTGCTCATATCTGCCTCTGTACGGGGTGTAGAAGAGATTGTGGCCGAGGCTAGTGCATCACAGGTAGGTTTGATTGCTATTGACGACCTTGACCGTCTGGCAGGCGGAGCAAGCCCAGAGAAATATCAGACAGCCTACATGAAGATTACTGAAATCTGCCGATTTCTGAAAGTTCCTGTAATTGTTCTTGCACAACCTAATCGTGAAGGTAAGAAAGCAAAGAAATTCCTTGGTATTTATGATGCTGCGTGGTCTGGTGCTGCTGAAAATTCTGCTGCAATGTTCCTGTCCCTGAACAACGTAGACCCTACTGACCCAGAGTGGGAGGATATGAGATTTCCTCTGACTAAAGATAATCCTAAGAATACTCCTCGATTATTTATGTGCTTCTGGAAATTCCGAGAGCAGAAAGATGATGATAAACAGCAGGGTGTAGGTGCTATTCGTATCGAACCTGGACTCAATGGTTATTATAATCAGATTTGGAAGGGTGAAGCGTATGGTAATAAGTTATGGACACCCAACCATCAGAATTCAACAGTAGGTTCTAAACCTTCTGGAAATGCAGTTCGATTTAGTAAAAAAGATGATGACTAAAGGAGAATAATATGACCAAGACAATACAAAAACAGATGGAAATTGCAGATAAAATTCTCGATAAATTAGAAACATTTGACCCTACTTGCATACTTGCAGGTGGCGCACCTAGAGATTGGTATTTTGGTAAGCTGGCTACAGATTTAGATTTCTTTGTTTACTTTCGTCCTGATTTACAACTAATATACATAAACCAGATTCTAAAAGGTATAGGTTTTGGTAACTTTCAGGTAAAAGGAAGTTCCGATATTCCAGAAAATTATAAAAGAAATCCACATCTACTGTATGTGTTTGAAGGAGAATTTTGTGGGGAGGTGGTTCAGATTATGTTTATGGACTCTCCAACCTTCGGTTGTGTAGTTGATTTATTTCCTTTTGGTATTTGTCAGGCTTGGTACAAAGGTCAATATTGTGTAGATTACTTTACCAAAACTCCTGTACATGTTACTATGGAGTTTGAGAAATCAGTAAATCATAAAATTTTATACCTAATCAATGAATTATATAACGATTCTGATGGATATATTGAAAAGATTCGTAGTAAATTTCCAGAATACCTGTATATTGGAAAAGGAGAATAACATGGAAAAAGAACGAGAAAACACCATTGAGTTTGTAACAAATACTGATAGTGATGATGTTGGTAGGTTGTATTATCAGGCTGTAAATGCTCTTGAGCAGAGATTCAATTCCAATGGAGTAATTCAGGTAACTATCGTGTTTGTTCCAGTTAGAGGTGAAGATGAATAATCAATATATGTTAGACTTTCTTATGGAGCATGATGTAATTTTGAAGTGTGGAGATACCGGAATGTGTATGACAGCGGACGAGGCGTTTGAACTTGGTGGGGAATTTGTAGTATATATGGACACACAAAGTCCGAATGATGATTATAGAGGAACTGATTTTGACAAAGCATTAGCAGTTTTGGAAGGTAGAGATGAATAATTTATATCAGATGTTCGACCTTCGAGATTATACAGACAAGACGGGTCTAAAGGTTGCTGAAATCCTAAAAGCACACTTTGATAAGCATGGCAATCCACCTACGGAAATCCTAGTAAACAAAGTTGACTCCGAGTCAACTGCTGAACTTCATCCGAAGGTTGTACGCTATACATTACCACACATTACCTTATTTGGAATTGAGGAAAAAGCAGAACAATGAAAACAATAGACATAAGAAAATACAATATTATCCACGATGTTCCTCCAGTCCTAGAAAGTTCTTATAGATGTGCAATCGACACAGAGTTCACCAATATGGACAAGAAGAAACTTCATCGTCCTACCGGAGAGTTTGCTTGCGCTACCTTCTACTTTGGTGGTAATGATGTCTACATTGTTGAAGATATTAGACAACTTCCACAAGCATTTCAGAACGTCGAGAAGGCTGGATGGATATTTCATAATGCTAAATTTGACATATTCCACCTTCGTAGGTACTTGGCAATCCCAACACGTATGAAGATTTGGGATACGATGTTGGTGGAGCAGGTACGGTATTCTGGTAAATTCAGTGAATTCAATCTTGCTGCCTGTTGCCGTAGAAATCTTGATTTGTTTCTTCCTAAAGAGGAACGAGGAACATTCTCAGAGCATGAGGGTGAAATGACTCGGAGTCAAGTTGAGTATGCCTGTGTAGACCCAATTGCTACTTGGACGTTATTCAATTGGCAACGCAATCAAATTGATGCAGATGATATCAAAGTATGGAAAGAATTTGAACTTCCTTATATGTGGGTCATTATTGGGAAGTCCGGTATGCCAGTTGACGTTGAAGGTTGGAAGTCACTTGCAGATAGTAACCTAAAAGTTGCCACAGATATTCAGGCTAAGTATGGCAAGAAAGTAAACAAGATTTCCACAAAGACGGGCAAAGAACTCAAGACTATGACTTGGGAAGGAATGAACCTTGGTTCTAATCCTCAAGTTCTTGCTAAACTGAACAGCCTCGGCTTTGGTGTAGAGTCCACAGGTAAGAAGATTTTGGATAAGTTAGAAAGCGACTTAGAAGAAGTCGAGGATGATGGGGTAAAAGCAAAAGACACTGAGAAGTGGATTAATTCTGAGTTTGTTCGTGACTTAGTAGTCTACCGTAAGTATGCAAAACGAGCATCTACTTATGGTCAAGATTGGCTGGATGACTACGTTGAGGTAGATGGTTGTGTGTACCCTGGAATATTTCAACGTGAAGCCGAAACAACCCGCTCATCCTCAAGAAATCCAAATGGTCAAAATATTCCAAATAGAGATACAAAGGAATTCCGTAGGTGTTTTATTGCGGGGGATGGATACAAATTAGTAGATGCGGATTACTCATCACAAGAACCAAGAATTGCTGCCGAACTCTCTCAAGACGAGAGACTAATCTCAATCTTCCATTCTGGTAAAGACATCTATGTTGCTATTGCTGAAATTGCTTTCCATGAAATTATCGAAAAGAAATCAGATAGACGTAATGCAATCAAGGCTTTAGTTCTTGGAGTGTTCTATGGAAAGACTCGGTTTGGGTTGGCTAAAGATTTGAAGATTAGTGAAGAAGAAGCGCAAGGAATGATTGATGATTTCTATAAGGCATTTCCAAAGGTAAAGTCAGAGTATGTAGACAAGATGGAGAAGTTTGCCCAAGAAAATGAATATGTTCCTTCCATGTCAGGCTCTAAGTTATGGGTAAATGTCTATGGAAGTCAGTGGAAACGAAATGCAGTAAACTCTCCAATTCAAGGAACTGCCGCAGAAATGGTAAAATTGGCTGTAAATAGATTTGAGAGGGAATGGGATGGTGAAAACTTCTACACAAATCTAGCATTTATACTTCCAATTCACGATGAAATCCTGCTTCGGGTAAAGGAAGAAGATGCTGAAAGAGCAAAAGAATGCTTAGAGCGTCATATGCTACAGGTAGCAAAAGAGTTCCACCCATCAGTTCCTGCTAGTGTTGAGATTGGAATTGCTGATAATTGGGCAGACGCACACGGATAATTCTAATAGTAATCTAACACACAAATAAAGAAAACTAATATATAATGGAGAATATATGAAACTAAATAGACTAGAAACTACAACAATTTGTTATCCTTTTGAGTATAATCTTGTAGAAGAAATAAACAATCTTATTGTTATTTCAAACGACAACAACAAGCATCTTGTTCCTTGTGATGTAGGCAAGGTGGTAGGATTATATAAGTCTGCTTCGGAATTATATAGTATTCTGCTTGATATTATTGTAACTAACGAACATCTTACTGAGTCTCAACTTGAAGAATCCAAGATTGCATTAGACAATTTCTTTAGAAATAGTTCTACTCCTAGGAGCGAATAATGACACAATATTGTCCTGCATGTGGAGAAGAAGCAATCCTACCTACTGGTAGCAATGATTGTGACTATCTAATAATCGAGGAATTTCCTGAATTAGTTATTCCTACTCCAGCAGTAGGTTCACGATGGCAGAAGGACGAGTGGACACCTAAAAAGATTTTAGTCAATGAACTTGTCAAGGTTGGCATGGTTTGGCAACAGTTTAGGATTGTATCAGTTTATCCGCATCTTCCACCTTCCGATGGACAACCATTAGAGAATTGCTACAACTTTGGAATGGAGCAGTCAATTAGTGAGTGTGCAGAAAAGAAAGGAGTAATAGTTTTAGGTGGTAACTTGTGCAAATACTTTACAGGTTATGAACTAAAGCAGGTACAAGGTTTGTCAGGTGTAAATAGTAAATATATACCTAGTGACGAGATTAGAATGTTTCTACCAACTATACGTAGTATTTACAGTACAGGCGCAGGTGAGGTTGGTATTGGATTATCTAGGTTCGCAAAACAACTACAAGGAGAATAGTATGATAGACTCTTTCTGGCTAAAAGATGAAGGTAAAGTTCGCACTACAGGGTGCTCATGCTGTTCATTTTCTTATGACGATATAGATTTAGACAGAGAGGAAATCCTAGAAAGTCTGGTCGATAATTTGGAAGTTATAGATAAAGCTCTGAAATATTATAATATGTCCATAGAAGATTTCCGAAGAATTTATGTAGAGAGGTTGAATAAGCATGAATAATTTAGAACTATCAGAAGAAACATCAGTAGTTCCCACAGAAGTATTTCTCGATGGTACATCCATTACAGAGTTTGACTTGGAGTCAACTTGTCGTGACATTATTATCCGACTAAACAGTACTGATGATACTAATGAAATTGAGCAGGCAATTACTAATCTAAATGGTGTGGAAGTATTCGCAGCCAAGGCTAAGAGTAAACTGGTGTTTGCATACTCACAATGGTATCAAGCACATAATCCTAACGGAAGTTTTGCTGATTGGTACATCCAAAAGTTTGGTGGGAAGAAATCAACTGTTCAAAAACATCAGGCAATTGGTGAACTCCTAATGGACAATGAAGTTCCAGAAGAAGTAAAACTTCTTCCTAGTAAGGAATTAGTTTCGGTATCTAGGGCTAGGCAATCTGGGTATAATTTGGATGAGCATTGGGAAGAACTCCAGATGGCAGGAAGTGAAGAAGAAGTCAATGCGGTAATTCACAAAATCAAAGGTACAGAACCACGACAAGGTTCACTCTCAATCTCTGTCCATCCCGATGGTAGTATTACTGGGTGGATGAATAACGTCATGGTGATGGGTGGATGGTTGAATTTTGCTGATAGAGATAATGTAGATTTTCCAGGAGAAAAGAAAGAAGTTCTAAAACTAATGCTTTCCAGAATTATCAACAATAGCAGAATGAAAATTAAATAGGAGAAGATATGGTAAATATTGTGAAGCGTAATACACAAGTAGAAACCAGTACAGAACGGTTAGTTACAGGACTTCATAGTTTTGATTGGTCGTTTGCAGGTAGTGATAATAAGCCTGGACTTCCTCTCCGAAGTATTATCGAGGTTACGGGTGCTCAAGGTATTGGAAAGTCTACTGTAGTATTTTCACTTGCGGGTATGCTTGCCAAGAAACTTGAACGCAACATCACCCTAATTGACTTTGAACGTCAGAATGAGGAAACACTTAGCAATTGTCTTGAGTTGTCTGGGTTTACTGGAAGTCTGGATTGGGCATCCTATATTACAGAAGAAGATGCCCATAAGAAGGACGATGTTCGGAGTGAGAGTATCCTTGATATTTCTACCAAGAAGTGCTACAAAGATAACCCAGATGTGATTATGGTAGATAGTATTGCAGCATTTACTCCTACAGCCATGCACGAAGGGGAACTTGGTGATGCGAATATGGGTATTCGTGCCAAAATCATCAAGGCATGGCTTCTGCGTACTCTCAAGCCTATACTTTCAAATGCTTTACCTACGGCAGTATTTTATACCAATCACCTTTATCCCGTAGTTGGTGGATTTAGACCTAGCATGAACTCTCCTGTTCCTATGGATAGCGCAGGTGGTACGGCAGTAGGTTATCTTTCTACACAATCTATTGACCTCAAGAAGTTATTTGGATTTGAGTATCCTGACTATGGTGGTTGGGTACTTGAAGGGAAGATTGCAAAGAATCGTGATGGGTTTGGTAAGGAAAGCAAGAAGTCATTCTACATCTACGTTCAGGCAGGCGAGGGCATCAACAAGAACCTTACAGCTGTGATTGATTGCTATATGTATGACCTTGCTAAATCATCCTCCACGAAGGTTACTGATAGTGCTACAATTACAATCGACGACCAGAAGTATAAGTTCCGTGATTTGATTAGTGACCGACATAACAATGAGTTATTCTTCCCGTTTCATAACGCTTTACGGTCTGTTGCTGGAGGAATCAAAGAAGTATCATCTACGATTGGAGAATAGAAAATGGGCAAAAGAAGTAATTTTGAGAAGATAGAGAAGGATGCCTACATGACATTTGACCCAAGAGCGGTTCGCCCACTCTTTGATTATTATGGGTGTATTGATTTTACTTACTATGAACCATGTGTGGGTAATGGTGATTTAGTAAACCTTCTAAAACCTCTTAAGTGTGTTGGAAGTTCTGATAATGAGAAAGACGCAAGAACCTATCAGTACGAAACTAATGCAAAGATGTTCATAACTAATCCCCCCTGGACTAGGGATATACTTCATCCTATCATAAATAACTTACGAGTACAGCGTCCAACGTGGCTTTTATTCGATGCCGATTGGATGTTCACGGCGCAATCTAATCCGTACATGAAATATTGCCGAGTTGTTTTGCCTATAGGTCGTCTAAAATGGATGCCAAATACATCAGACGTTGGTAAGGATAACTGCGCTTGGTATCTCTTTGTAGAGCAAGAGTCAACTTGCACTTTTATTCCAAAACTAGAGAGGATGAAATGACTCCGAGTCAAATGAAACCTAAAGAAATTAGACCACCTACTAAATCTACAATGAAGAAATACGGGATGGATGTAGAGTTATGGTACACATTCCTAGACCTTCAAGATTGGAAATGCCCAATTTGTAATCGAGATTTTAGTAGCGAACTTCGACCCGTAATTGACCATGAACACGTAAAAGATTTCAAGAAGATGAAAGCAGAAAATAAGAGGAAGTTTATTAGGGGATTATGCTGTAACTACTGCAACAGACGCAGAATTCCTACTCGCTCAAAAGGAATTACTGCAACAGAAATAGCATATAACGTGTATAATTATCTTGCAGATTACGATTCTAGGAGAGATGATGACAACTAAAAAGGTTTTAGTAGACGCTCATGTAGAGATTGATATTAATATGGGATGGGTTACAAAACGCGACATCGAGGTTTGGGCTAAACGTTTGGAATCTGAGGCTAGAGATGTGAAGGAGTTTATTCGTGACCACAAAAGCATGGACGTAAATAATGTGTATGTGGTTCGTGAGTACGGATATATGTGTGAGCATTGTAAATATGTATTCGACCGCGATGAAGAAAGCCCAGAATGTTGTGAGAAGGCTATTCGTGAGTGGGCTAGTAAAGAAGAACTAATCAATATGGGATTTGACGAAGAATTTGTGGAGCAGGAGTCAAATGAAGATTATGAATCATAAACAAGAATTAGAGGATTATATTGCTGAACAAAAGTCAATTCTAGACAGGTTGAGACATGATGAGAAGTTACAAAGACGCACAATTATTGCATACGAAATGGGAGGTTCAGTAAGTTTGTATGATTGGATTCACAGGAATGACAATACTGAACCAGTACAAATTATCCTACCTGAAGATTGGTGTAATATAAAAGATGAATGGATAACAGAATTTACACGACTTATGAATCAGGAGTTACATGACTAAAGAACCTGTTATAGTTTACTTCGACATCGAAACTACATTAGCCCAATTTTATGGTTGGAGGTTAGGAGAACAAAAAGTAGGTTGGGAGCAGATAAAGAAAGAACAAGTTGTATGTGTTATTTGTTGGGCAATCAATGATGGTAAAGTTCAGTCTGCTACTTTTGACATGTCGAAGTATGACCCTAATAAGTATGATGATAACTCCGACTACAAACTTATTAATGACTTCATAAAGGTTGCATCCAAGGCAGACCTTCTGATTGCTCACAATAGTTCGTTTGACTTGGGAGTTCTTGGAAGTCGTCTAATGAAACATAAACTTCCAGATATTGCTCCAACTCTTGTAGATGATACTTATTTCAAGACCAAGAAACGTAAAACTATGTCTCATACGCTAGATTATCTTCTCCGATACTTTGGTATTGGTAAAAAGGTACATCATAGCGGATATGATATGTGGAAGGCAGTAGCATCTAAGGATAAAAAGGCTTTAGAGGAGATGAAGGGGTATTGTATTGGTGATGTTGAAGGTCTTAGAAACCTTTATAAATATCTTACTCCTTACATCACATCAAATCTCAACCTTGCGGTGTTTTATGGAAAGCCTGATATTTGTCCTAGGTGTAGTGGTGAGGATACAATTATCAATCATGGATATAACCACACCAAAGCAGGAAAGTACCAGCGTTATCAGTGTACTTCATGTGGTTGGTGGGGACATGATGGTAAGAACTTACTAAAGAAAACAACGACTTACAATCGCTAGGTAGGAGAATAGTTTTATGATTACTGTCTATATAGCAAGTCCATATACAAAAGGTGATGTTGCCGTAAATGTTCGTAATAGTTTTATTGTAGCTGACGAGTTGGTAAAACTTGGCTACGTCCCACTACCACCACTTTTCTCACACTTTTGGCATTTTCTCAGCCCGAAGCCGTACGAAACATGGATAAATCTTGATAGAGAGTGGGTGCTTCGCTGTGATTGCCTCTTGCGCCTTCCAGGTGAATCGAGTGGAGCAGATGCTGAAGTTGCTCTTGCTGTTGAAAATAATATTCCTGTTTTTTATAGCATAGACGAACTTACAGCTTCTGACATTAGAGCACAGGTAACACATGCACCTAGCACGTCTCCCGTAATATAAGCTAATAAGAAAAGAGCCTAGAGAAATCTAGGCTCTTTTTGTTTAATTTATGTTATTCCGAATCTAATGTAAAGCTAGGAAAGTTTGGGAAGTTATCAAACACAGCACGCTCAATTGCTGCCTCAATAACAGCAACATCAAATGTTAGTCCAGAAGCATCAGCAGACGCTTGAATAACACTAATAGCATACTCTTTCTTTTGCGCTCCATTGCCCTCACGATAAATCTGTTCAGCCGCAATTACAGCACCATTAGCCAAAGCCTTGAGTGCCTTTTGCTTCTCAACATCCAACGACATAACTAAAACATTTGTTTGTTTCTTTAGATAGTTGGCAGCAAATCCAGCAATTACTGGTAATGTAGCCATAACCAAAGCCTGCAATAGTTCCGAAATATACTTCAAATCAAAATTCATGTTTCCTCCTAAATAGGTTTTATTCCATCTTCCAGAACTTTTACTTTATTCTGGAGTTCCAGTATTTCTTTTTCCTGATTTTCTACTTTTACTCTAAGACTTGAATTCTCATCTCGTAGTGCGTTCTTTTCGACTTCGGATTGAGAGAGTTTCAGTTCGAGTGCGGCTATCTTTATCATCATATCCTTTTGCGTTATTAGATATGTAGCCATCTCGTTTCTTAGTACATTTAGGGAGTTCACATAATATGCTACCTGCTTTTGTGTCTCCTCGGCTGTCATACGTTCTGTCTCAGCCTCTAAACGATTAGCTTCTGCCCTAGCCTTTATTGCAGCCTGCTTAGCCTCATTCTCATCTTTCTTGGCTAGAGTATCCGCAGTTTTGATACTAGCCCTATTATTTAGCCAGAACCCAACTACTGTAGCAAGTGTTGAGATAGAGGCTAGAATGATTGCTAATGTAGATTCGGCCATCGTTTCCTCATTATAACATACTCGTATATAAAAGCAACTACCCTATCGAGAAAAATGAGGAATATACCAAACCTTACATATAAACTACCGTGAAATGTAGCACCCGAATATAGTAAGCAGTATATCAATGTGAGTACACCATAAGCAAACATAGACCCCATGTTCTTATATTGCCCTCTCACAACCTTATAAACCTCTCGTAGAGTGGCAACCAGCCCTAGTAAGCACAGTACCCACATTGGAATCTCAATCATCTACCACTCACCACCAGTCCAAGGGTAGCAGGCTTTTGCTACGGACTGAATAATTAGTGCCAACTGACTAGCAGACGGGCTATCTGCATACACATATCGTTGGGGATGTAATCTAACATTTAGTATTTCGTCATTTATTGGTTCTACATCCCACTCCTCAAATGTAACATAAGGATTTGAGAATATGCCGATAGGATAGGATTTACGTTTAGCAGATATATAAAAACTATCATCAGTTGGAAATACAAACTTCCTGCGAACTACGTTATCTCTTTCTCCAATAAAGTTCATCCAAGGCATATCCATACCTTTGGATTTTCCTCTACCACCATTCTTACCACACCAATTGGCAGCAAGCATTAGAGCATCAGCGAGCAGTCTGGATTGGGTAAGTCCCAATCCTTCTGGGAAGGTAGGATATTGGATTGCTTCTATACCTGTAGTGCTAACACTAGCAAAAACATGATATTTTGTTCCTCGTACTGGAATTGTTATTTGACGTTTCATAATCATCCTTACGTTGGTTTTACGTTGCCTTTATCATCTAGTATTCCAATTATCATTCCTATCGCAATAAGTAAATCTTCTTTCTCTTTAGTTGACATCTGAGCAGGTGATTTTCCTACCAGCAAATTTAGGATTGCTATTGCAGATTTGTGCTCATCTATTTTCTTTTTGGAATTTATTGACTGCTCTTTCATGGCCTAACTCCTACTGGAGCGTCTGGAAATACTACATCGTCTGGATTTTGGTAAGTAGTATCTATGTCTTTTAGTGTTTGTCTATACTCCATCCACATTACCTGCTGAGATAGTGAGAGTCCACTATCTGATAACTGCGTCCAATCGCATTGACTTAGAAGATTAGTAATATACTGTTTAATTAGATACCACTTTGCCTCTTTTGATGGATTATTGATTACGTGAAATAGTACAGACGCTTGCATTATGATGTCCTAGTCCAAAATTGTATATTAAATACTCTACCATCCCCACCAGGATATGAAGTATCAGTCAATTTTGTTATATTAATAAAACTTTGCCCTGCAAAAGCAAATCCAAGTAGGGCGGTTGATGTAAGTTCAGTTTCTCTACCTACACCATTATTAAAATCCTTTGCTACTGCCGATACTAAACTAGCTCTTAATGCCCCTGCTCCTGTTCCATTGGTGACTATTGCAAAATTTATATCATAATATCTAATATTTCCAATATCACAATATTGACCAATGCTGCCTGTTGCTAATGTAACAACTCCAGAACTTGCTGTAATGGTAGGTGTATAAGTAGTAAATACTGGCTGGAATATGGCTGTGGTTGCTGTTCCTGTAGCATTATAGTATGGAACTATGCCTACCCCAGACTGTGTAGTTGCTAGTGCACTAAGTTCTAAATCTAGTGGCTGATAATTATGTGTATGAAGTGTAGTATTTCCACCATCAGTCAAATCAACAGCATTGACGGCAGAAATTCTATTGTTTACGAATGTCTGAACTGCTCCTTGGGACGGGGCAATATAATTACTTCCTGTTCCAAGAGTAACGTCAGTATCTAGTGGTTGCTCTTTACTAAATCCTTGAGCCATTATCTAATCTCCCGCCACTTTAGAATTACCTGCATTGCACTAGTTCCACCAACACCTTGAGCGACTACTGATAAAGTTCCTAGTAGTCTAGTAGCGCCATTTTTATCTAGTGTAATTGGGTACTTGTTGGAAATGATTTTGGATTCCGAACCTTTAGATACACCACTACTGGAGACAAATCCTTGGTCAATTATTATGGCAGCAGTACCAGAAATATTTCCAGCAGTATTAAATTGCATTGCTGAATATGTCGTATTTACATCCGTAAATGCTGTAGTTCCTGTAATTGCTTGTCCTAATACTAATTTCCATATTACTGGATTTACACCAGTAACAATAATCTCAATTCCTTCAATAACTATCTTACTTCTATTGGATATAGAGTTAAATAGTTGTTTAGGGCGAATGGAAAGAATGTGAACATCCGTACCATTTCCCGCTGTACCTGCCCCCAAAGCCGTAAAGTTCAAACCGCCTACATCTTCTGCCCCACCTTCACTAAGTACGGTAGCGCAGTTCATCCACATAGTTGTAGATGACGTTGCTGTACTTCTCATGCCTACCCTAACAGGTAATGAGGCATTTTGAATGTATGGATGTGTTACTGTATTGGAATGTAGGAACTCATGGCAATAGTATATATGACCATCAATATCAAATCCCATACGAACACGACCTACATAAAGTGCTTGAAAATCTATGATTAGTATTTGCTCTTTATTGGATGAAAATGTAAGTCCACTAGTTCCAGTTCCATCTAATTTATCAAGATTCCATGACGATTGGCTTATAACTTGATTTCCATTGTTTGTAAGGCTGGAAATATAGAACTGAGGTATAGTTCCATTTAGTTGGAAACCATACGCATTATTTCCGTCACCATATTCAGCAAACTTTATGGCACTAGATGTACCAGAATTCATGTTGACGGTAATAATCGGGAATTGACCACGACCTGCTTGATACCTAAACCACTCGTAAGATTGTAAATACGAATAACTTCCTGATGGACTACTTGAGAATGTCATAAGTGCCATTCTATTTGTAGTATCGTGAGTTAGTGTAGCACCCGTACCAGTAACTAGCTGCTCAAAGATTAGTGGCTGTAAGTCATAAGTAAATTGTGAATCTAGCAAACCATTAGGATTACTTGTTCGTAGTCTACTAAATGCGTCAAGATTTGCTCCATCAGCGATACCAACATTTCCACCAAACACCAGACCATTTACTATATTTTGTGTCATTATGAAATCTCCTCCCCATAAATCTGGAAGGTAAGACTTCCGTTGCCTGCATATACTCTAACTACTGTTGCAGGAGCAAGTGTGTATCCACATGTAGCCTTGTAGACATCTCCGGGTGGAATAAGAAGGTCGTAAACATCATAATCTTTGGTAGCAGTTGCTCCACCACTCTTGGAGAATGATACTCTTGCCGTAGTTGCCGAAGTTCCACGATTAGTAATTGTGTAGGTATTGATTATTGATACCGTAATTGCGGGGACAGTATATAACGTAGTCTCGGTTGTTGCCGACGGTGCTATCTGATTATGTATGTATGATGTTGTCATTATGCTCCCATATAAAGGAATATTCTGTCAGTGTTGGTAGTTGCGTTACCTCCACCACCTACCAACTGACGAACATTATAAAGATTTTCCCAACCTACAGATGTAGTTCCACTTACTAATCTAAAAGCATATAAAGGTTCTTGGTTACTTAGTAGCGTTGGAAGATAAGGTAAGATACTTTGTATTGTAGTAAAGTTCGGGTCAAACGGAGTACCACTAGATACAAGTAGTCCTGGATTTCCTGTGTTTGTATCTAGGTAAACCAGTCCTGCAATTGCCTGATTGTTAGTAGGGACATATGGAAGTAAACTTTGTGTACCAGTTCCACCTACATATTTGAATTCATTGTTTCGATAAAGCACGTAGGATGAAACTAGAAAGTTTCCAGAACCTACAGCAGAACCCGAAGGATAAACTAGCAGGGGCATGAACTGGTCAGGATAAACCCATACGGGGTCAGCACCTACAAGTCCTGCTCGATTTAGACTATGTTGTGCTCCATGTGCAGGAAGGAATGGGGTAGTAACTGATGTTCCCCAATTTTCATACCTGTTGGTATCCTTTCCTACTATTACCCACTTGTTCCCGTTACGTTCAATTAGAACTGGAAAGTCATAAATAGTAGAAATTTTGTCGTTGAATACCTGAACTACTTCACTAAGGTTATCACGAAGTCTAACGTAAACATAACCAATTCTAGTTGGGTGATTGATTACTCTCTGACCATTTATCATAATGCCTAATAGGCCAGAGTATTGTGGAGTAACTTTTTCTACTCCATTATTATAAACGTTGAACGTTCCTTTGAAATCTGACATTATGAAATGTACCTTAGTCCGACAATGTTGATTAGCGGAGCGGTTGGGATAAGTGTACCCATTTTGTCCACATAAGACAATCCCCTATCCATTGTCAGTCTCACAATTATACCTCCTCCGAAGATGAAGCGCAACTCATCCTTACAGTTTTCCCATACATTTGAGCCGATTGGGATGACACTTGAGTCCAATTGCCATGAACCCGCCTCATCCGTAGAGTAAACTGGAGTTCTGGGAGCATCCTTTCCTGCCATAAGTGACTGTCCAGTAGGTGATATGGCTACTGATTGTGCTGTTCTTGAGAATTGGTCAATGTCTATCCCAAGATTGGTAAACAGCATACCTTCCTCTGTGACCATGTAGTCAGTTGTGGAGGAATTCCAGAATACTACAAAGTCCTCATCCCTAGAGGCAATAATAAATTGGTCTAGCCCCGTAGTTGGTGCAAATATGGATGTAGGCACTCCAGAAAGATTTAGATTGTTTATGGACAAAATCTGAGTAGCAAAAATATCAGAACCAATTACATACCATTTATCGTTTGCGAATGTGATGGCAGGACGGTAGTGATAACCATTGGTGTGGGATGCGGTTGTAGTAATTCCCAAATAGTTGGCTAGACTAATCTTTTGCTGGTTGAAACCTCCAGCCTCTCCACCAATAATCGCAATCTCATCTGACTCATTTGGATTTACTGCAATGTCAAAGATGTCGCCAAGTCCAGGGAAGTTTGCACTAGAAGCAATTACTATCCAAGGTTTGCCCATAGCAGGAGCAGCATATACTTTGTTTAGAGTTTTTACATATATACGTTTTGCAGGAGTTACAACAATCTTTTCTATGTTTATCCAGTCGGATTGTGGAATTCCGTTGTTCATAAATATCCATAACGGAGTATTTGCATCAAATGTCTTGGTATAGGCTATGCCGTAGTTAGTAGAAGCAAGCACAACCTCGGTAGGTTGACCGGGGATTGGGGGAATATAAAGGTCAGGTGGGGGAGGGAAGTCAACTCCAATTCCAATATCATCGACAGGAATATCATACCCACTATCAGCAGGAATGGGAGGAATATCAATAGTTTGTCCGGGTCTGCCGTTGACTAGTGAAATTAATCCAATATTAGGAAGTAAACTCTTTTTGCTTGGTTGATAGTCCCATGACACCGAGTCAATTATGTAAGGTGCATTTATTCTAATGTTGCTGTTTGTGTCGGAAGGAAGAATATTTACCTGAACTGCTTCCTGCGGAGCAACATCAAAGTGAGCATCATTTCCTGACATATTCATGTCAATAGACGGATACTTGGCAATCTTATTTGCATATACATGACCGGCAAGAACGTTCAGATGGTCTTGGCTTTCAAGTGCAAGTCCTTGAATTCTTTCTACTGAACCTCGGCTTGATGGTGTATATCCCGGAGCACACGACAATGCTGCTTCACTTGCTCCAACAAAAGCACCATAATATACTACTCCACCTGCCTCAAAGTATGAGATAGGTTGTACCAATCTTTCGTTGATTACAGGTTCACCAATCCAATCCCGTCTTGAGATGTCTTGGATGGTAGCAAATGTTCCTGTAGGGTCTGCTACAGCCCATGCGCCAAGTTCAGCCCATAGTTTGTTTTGTCTATCCGAGCACACATTACCATATAATGCCGACCTCATGTAGTTATCAATCGAATCAAAGATTGACTCTCGGTCACTATCGAAGAATTGTATCTTTTGGTCTTGACCAACAAACTCAAAGTCAGCAATCTTGAGTGCAGTAGAGTGCCATCGTAGGTAATGGTATAATGCTCTCCTTCCATCCATATCTAATAGTTCATACCATGTAGCAGGGTTAGCCTTACTTTCCACTGAGATTGCAAATCCTTCTGCACTTTTCATTACATCTGTGATACTCGAAACACTAAATTCTGTAGTGCTTTTTCTGTAATCGTACTTGATAGTTCCACTAACAACGTTACCTACAAAGAAGATACTCGAACTATTCTTGGCATTTCCTCCAAGCGAACCATTCGTTCCTGCATAGGAATTGGATTGCCAAATAATTACTACACTTCCGTCTTGGAGTTCCGGTACAACCTCATCAATAATCTTGATGTTTGTGGTATATCCTCCCTCACTTCTTGAGCCTGAAAGTGAGTCCATTTCCCATTTTCGTATCGGTAATTTGGATGAACTGCCAACAGGGTTTCTAATAGACACATATCTATATGTAACATCAGATGAACCATTGCTTCCAGTAACTACAAGTTTGGTCACATAGTCACCTGCTGTCGGGTAGTTGACATATCCAGGTTCGGCCAATACGGATGAGGAGGGAGTACCACCCTCAAATGTCCAAGCATACGATAGTGTAGTTCCGCTTACTAGATGCTCCGTACCTTCCGAAGTATAATATAAATTATCTCCAGCAAATCCAGCCTTATGACTGCCTGCACATGGAAATGCTCCTAAGATAGAGTTCTGGTCTGTATATAAAATATCATAGTCTTTATAGAAGATTACATTAGTGTCATTGGCAGGGTCTTGGATAATCCTAGGATATACAGGCCAAATCTCCCAATACTTGAGAACGGTCAGGTTGGTAGCAGATAGCCAATCAATGTTGGAGTTTTCGGCTACTGTGAACTCTGTTGCTGTAGCAGACCGAACCCTAATCTTCCCTAGTTCATCTCCACCTACACTAGTACCTACAAGCATAGTCATATCTGCTTCGACGTTAGTATAAGAACCCGTAGTAACACCAAAGTAAGGTATGGTAATAGAACCATCTACCATAGTTCCTGATACCATACACTGAATGGCAATCGTAGGACTATAAACTGTTAGGTATAGCTCCGAAAACTGAGGATGA